GTGAGCCGCGGCAGCAAGGTTGCGATCCGCATCGAGATGCACCCCAACGGCGTGCGCATCATCGATAACGTCGGTGGGCAAGCGCTGTGGGGCGGCGTCAACGAGTTCGACGTCATCTGGTCCCCCGCCCCCTTCGACCCCCGGGCCGAACCGGAGAGGGTCCGGCGCTCCCGGGCCTGCGGTCTGGCCGCCATGCTCCGGGCCCTGACCCGGGTGTGGTTCGATAAGGGCGACATCCCCGTCCTGGCGTGGCACCGGGGCAAGGAGGGCTGCGACGCCGCCCGGGTGAGCGTGTGCAGGGCGGTCGCCTCGCACTCCCGGGGGTCCGGGCGCTGGCGCAAGGCCGAACCAAACGACCTGCGTGGCGAGGACGCGGTGGTGATCGAGGCATGAGCGTCGGAGGATGGTTCGGTTACTGGTGCGTGACCACGGTGCTTCTGGTCTTCAGCTCCATGTACCTGGTCGCCCTCGACGACCACACGGAGGGCTTCGCCAGGTGGTGGTTCAGGGGCATCTCCTGCCTGTCGGCGTTCCTCGTCGGCTTCGGCCTGATCATGGCGGTGACGGGCCGGTGAAGGACGTCATCATCGCCCTGGCGGGCACGGCCTTCCTCGCCTTCCTCTTCGACATCACCTCAAGGGGCAGGGAGGACACGGTCAGCCGGGTTTTCAACTTCCTTGAGGTGCCGATCGCGGCGCTCGTCGTGCTCGCCTCTTACTACTTCCACGGGGGCGGACGATGACCAGGGTCTTCGCCTACGACCCGGGGGTGTCGACCGGGTGGGTGTTGGGGGCTGTCGACGGCGACGACGTCGAGATCGTCGAGTACGACCAGTTCGTCTCCGACAATCACGCCGACACGGCGTTCACACTCAAGGGCGCCATCTGGTGCTACAAGCCGGACGTCGTCGTCGGCGAGCGTTTCGACCTGCGCCCGCACAACCAGTTCCTCGCCGATCTGACCCCGGTGAAGGTCAACGCGATCATGGACTACATCTACGACAGGCGCCCGATCGTCTACCAGACGCCGACGCAGGCCAAGACGCTGGTCCGTGACGCCACGCTGAAGGCGCTCGGCTTCTGGCCGACCGGCAAGTCGGTTGACCAGCCGGACGCCGACGACGTGCGCGACGCCGCACGCCACCTCTATCACTACTGCGCCATGACGCTTCGCCTGAAGGGTCTGCTGGAGCGCATGTCGAGGTAGAAGCGGCACCACGTGGCCCGCCCTCTTCCTTCGGGGAAGAGGGCGGGCCTTTTCGTGTTCCGGTTCCGGTTCAGCTGTTCTTGCGGCGTCGGTTGAGGCGCTCGACCTCGACCTTCAGGTCGTGCACCTCGATGCGCAGGCGGTTGTTCTCCTCCTGGTACTGGGCGATGATCGTGTCCTTCGTGCTCAGGGCCGCCTGGAGGGCTTCCAGGCCGAAACGCGAGCGGGCCATCTCCGCCTCGCCGACACCCCGCTTGCGGTCGGCGTTGACCTTCACCCACGAACCCCAGGCCGCGAGCACGGAGGTGGCCAGGGCGATGACGGACCCCACCGTGGTGAGCAGGGGCGTCAAGCGATCACCCCCTGTCGATGTCGGTTCCGGCGCCGCCGCGGTCTTGCAGTGCGGTGAGGATTATGGCGCGGTGTCGCAACCAGCGCAGCCAGTTCATTCTAGCCGACAGCAGGAAGATGACCGACAGAAGCAGTGCACTGCGGGCCCCCAGGCCGTGGGCGGAGACGACCAGGATCCACGAGGCGCAGGCGCTTCCCAGCGCCAGGGGCAGGATGACCATCTCCACCTGTGAGCGCCCGGCCAGGCAGGCCAGCACGCAGCCGCCCGCCGTCGCCGACAGGACCATGTGGACGGCCAGGTTGTACCAGATGGCGGCGTCGGGTATGTAGGGCATGATCCCCGCCTCCCGGATGGAGAACACCGACAGGGCCAGGTAGCCGACGGCCCGCAGCCCCCGGTCCAGGGTGTTGGCCCAGGGAGGGTGGGGTATGTACATCAGGCTCATGCCTCCCAGCCCTTGACGACGTAGTTGATGGTAATCCACTGCCCGGCCTTGACGCCGCGGGCGTAGTAGGGGACACGGATGATCTGCCCGTCGTTATTTCGGGCCTTGTCCCACCCCCAGAAGGCGGCGCCGATGACCCCGCCGAAGGAGAAGCCGTTGCCGTTGTTCAGGATCGCGGTGGCGATTCCCGTGTACTTCCTCGACAGGGAGATGAACCCCGACCACTTCTGGTCGGGCGGGGCGCCCTGTCGGATCACCGTGGTGCCGCACTCCTCGCGGAAACGGCTGGCCTCGCCCCGGCGCCCGGCCAGGATGGCGTTGGTGATGGGCGTGGCCGGGGTGGCCACCTCCGAGCCGGTGATGAGCCAGGAGGTGATATTCGAGCCGTCCGCCTTCCAGGTGGCCCCGTCCCAGGCGATGATCTGCCCGTTGGAAGTCAGGTAGATGAGGATCGGGTCCGTGGCCGTGGGGGTGATCCCCGCGGCGACGAGGGTGTCGCGCAGGGAGTTGGCGGCGGCGGCGTTGTTGGCCTTGTATATGGATGACTGGCGCAGCTTCGAGATCACGTTAGACACGGAGGACGTGCCCAGGTTGAGCAGCGTGGGCCAGTCTGCGGCGGTGTCGTCGGCGGAGTACGTGTAGATTCCGTTGCGGTCGGTTCCCGTCATGGTTCTATTGTCCCTCTTCCTTTGTCAGCAGGGGATGAACAGGGCGGAGGCGAAGTCCGAACCCCACCCGATGTAGTTGGCCCCGTTGTTGCGCATGCCCAGCTTCGTCCAGATCGTGCACTTGCCCTCCTTGGGCAGGCCCGTGGCCATGCCCATGAACATGGGGATGTCGGACTGCCACCCGTAGCCGTTGTACACGTAGCCGGTCTCCACCCACGAGCCCGAGTCCCTGTTGCGCAGGATGAAGAATGCCCGCTGGTTGGGGTTCTGGGCCCCCGACATGCAGTTGATCGACGCGATAATGATGGCCCGCCCCGAGGAGGGAGCGTTGAAGGACCACGAGTACGCCACGCATCCGTCGGCGGCGGCGTTGACCGTGGTGGGGTTGCGTCGGAACTGGAACTGAGCGCCGAAGATGATCGAGGAGACCTCAACGAGACCCGAAGTGGGCAGGCCGCCGATGTTGGGGGAGTTGGGGTTGAACACGGCCAGCCCGTTGGCCAGGGTGGGGCTGAGCTGCGCCTTGATCTGGTTGCCCTCCCACACAGTCACGCCGCGGTTGGAGTCGATCTGCACCCGGTTCCCCTGGCCGTTGGTGGTCGTGGTGAACACGGAGCCCCGGATGACGCCGCCCTCGATGGATCCGCCGCGCACGATTCCGCTCTCGACGAGCTTGCCCCGAAGCGTGTTGACGTCGATGCGGTCACCGGCGATGTACCCGGTCTTGATGTCACCGGCGTCGAGGCTGCCGATAACCCCGGACTGCGAGGTGATGGTCCCGGCGGCCATCTGGGCGGCGGTGATGGAACGGGCGGCGATGCGGTCGGATCCGATGAACCCGGAGGTGATCACGCCCGCGTCCAGTGCTTGCACGTGCGGGGTGGTGATCGAGCCGGGGGCGATCATCGGCCCGGTGATGGGCTTGGCCTGGGGCGCCCCGGAATCCAGCGCCTGGTTCCAGATCCCGGTGGCCGTGGCCCCCTTGACCTGCCCCTCCAGGTCCCCGGCGTTGAGGCCCGCCTCGACGAAGTCGTCGGCGAACGCCGAGTAACGGTACATCTTGTAGTTGTCGTCCGTGTCGTACCACAGGTCGCCCTCAGCGCGGCCGTTGAGGGACGGCTTGTTCGCCTGGTAGAAGATCGTGTTCTTCCCGTTGGCGGACTTCTGGGCGCGTTCGGCGGCGAGCTTGGCGGCGGTGGCCATGTCCTCCACGGCCTGCGCCTTGTCCAGGGCCTCCTTCGCCTTCTTCTGCGCCTCGGCGGCGGCGGCCGCGGCCTGGGCGGCATCATCACCCTCCACCAGGACCCAGGCGTTCTTATCTCCGTCGAAGACGTAGAGCTTCGTGGTGCCTCCAGCGGTCGACACCCACAGGTTCCCCGGCTTGCGGTCGGCCCCCGTGGGCTCCGTGTCGGAGATGATGACATCCTTCGCGCTGGCGGAGAACTTCTTCAGGTCCGTCTTGGCCTGCTCCAGGTCCTTCTTCGTCTGCTCGTAGGAGGCGGACAGGGTGTCGAAGCGCCCCGTCAGCGCCTTGGCGGCCTCCAGGTCCCCCTTGGCGGCGGCGGCCAGGTGCTTGTAGTCGACAGCCCCCTCACCCAGGGTGTCGGTCCCCCAGTGCTGCTGCACCCACTTGCCGTCGTCGTCGCCGTCCACGCCGGGCGGAGACCACTGCCACACCTCCTTGACGCGGTCCCTGTCGACACCGCCCTCCTTGGACAGTTCGCACACGTACCAGGTGGCGTTGGGGTTGACGGGGATGTCGGGGCCCTCCACACCGGGGCCGGGCGACACGGGCGCCACCTCGTGCCAGGACACGGCGTCGTCGGACTTGGCGTCGGCGGCCTCGGCCAGGGACTGGATGCTCCCCAGCTGGTCCTCCAGGCTGCCCGCCGCGCCGATGGCGGCGGTCCACCGGCCCATGATCCGGCGGGCGTCGGCGGAGGTGTCGCGGGCCTCCAGGATCGACACGCGCTTCTCCACCTCGGCCCGCCACTGCTGCGACTGGGGCGAGAGGTTGGAGGCGGGGAACACGGACGCGGTGAACGAGGCCATCACAAGACTCCGATCGTGGACAGGTCGCGCAGCGTGCGCCCCGCGATGGGCAGGTCTCCGACACGGGGGTAGATGCGCATGTAGTCGGACAGCAGGGGGTGGCTGGCGGCCTGGAGCGACACGCCGCCATCTCCCACCGACACGGACTCGATGCGCCACCAGTGCCCCTTGTAGTAGAACCGGCACCCTCCCAGGACCCCGAAGGTCTGGTCGCCCGCGGGCGGCGCCCCCTTCCACTGGAGTGAAACGGTGGAGCCCACGCGCACGTCAGCGGCTGCCTGGGCGGCGGCCCACCCCTTGCCGGGGGTGTCGATGGCCGGGTTGTCGATGCTCATGACGTCGTCGGTGCCCTTCGCCCCGGTCATGAGGCTGATCGTCTCGACATCGACGTGCATGCCGCCCCAGCCGAACAGGTACAGGGCGGGGTGGTCGACCTTCCCGTCGGACTCGCAGATCCGGTAGGGGGCCAGGTGCTCGTAGTTCATGCCCGACAGGATGACGGTGACCGAGCGGCGGTCGTCGTTGAGCTTGACGGTGAGCCCCCCGCCCATGTCGTTCCACTGGGCGGGCATTATCGGCTTGTTGTCCTTGCCGGCAACCACGTAGCGCCCGTTGCCCAGGGCACCCACGTCCGGCGTGCCGTTCTTGAAGGGGATGCGCACCACGGGGGTGGGCTGGCTGACGGAGGACACTTCGGCGGACAGCTGGATGGTGGCGACGGTTCGCTCCCCGGAGCCGACAGTGAGCACGGAGGAGCCGTCGTCGCCGTAGGTCACGTCCGCCCCCGGGTACTTGGTGGGGGCGGACGGGTAGACGAGGGCGCGCTGGGCCTGGGCGCCGACGCCGAAGGAGGTGCGGTGGTAGACGTTGACGCGCACCTCCTTGGCCCTCTGGCCGTCCTCGACGCTCAGCGTGGAGGACGTGGGGCGGTCCTGGAGGTAGACGGTGCGCCCGGGCCGGGGCGTGAAGACGATCCTCCTGCCCGACCAGGCCATGTCCAGGGCGTTGGCACTCAGAAACCTGCGCAGCATGGCCCACATGTTGTCGCGCCCGCCGGGCATGTTGAAGCGCTGGTCCTTCAAGCGTTCGTCGACGACGACCTCGGGGACGGGCGTGTAGTTGACGGCGAAGTAGCACCGGCCGATGAGGGTGGGCAGGTCGATGCGGTGCTGGGGATTGATGGTGCCGACCTGGTTGAGGGCCGACAGCCCCGAGCCGCCGGTGATCGACCAGGAGTCGTCGTCGATGGTGATGTCGGTGATCATCATGTCGGACCGGCCGTGGTCGGTGGACACGACGATCAGGCTCTTGCCCAGCAGGGGGGTGAGGTCGGCGGGGGTCTTGGTCCCGGGGCCGCCGACGGTGACGGTGGCGGTCCCGGAGGGGGATTCGCTGCGATCCAGCGACACGGCGTCCTCGTCGTAGGACCAGGAGCCCGCCCCTGAGGGGGCGCCGAAGAATCTTACGGCCACGGCCAGACCTCCCGCAGGGTGACGGCGGCGGAGAACAACCCGTAGGCGGGGTTGGTGCCGGTGACGGTGAACGAGCCTGGTTCGACGCGCATGGTGCCGAAGCCCTCTGGGGTGGCGTAGGGCCAGATGTTGGGGGCGGGGGCGCCGCGGGCGGAGAAGGCGGCACGCACCCAGGTGAGAACCTGCTTGGGGGTGGTGGGGGAGGTGATGACGATCTCCACGACACGGGGGGTGTCGTCGAGGCCGGGCACCCTGGACACGGCGGCGGGCGAGACGTTGACGCCGCCGGTGACCTGGACGACACCGGGGGCGGTGACGGCTCCGGAGGCGACGATGTGCATGTCAGCCCCCGGGGGAATCAATACACGCTCTGCATAAGTATGCGTCTTGCCGTCGGTGGCCGCCGCCCCCGTGAACGCCAGCGCCTTGAGAGGGCCGTTGTTGACCGAGGCGGTCCGGGCCAGGGCCACGCCGTTGTCGTCGTAGGCCAGGGGCGTGAGCTCGTCGGAGTGCAGGTGGGGGCGCCCCAGGAACGGCGAGAGGATGTTGCCCCCCGAGTTCATGTCGTCCCGGTAGAGGATCTCGTCCTCCCCCGCCCAGGCGAACATGTCCTGAACCAGGAGCAGCTCGGAGCGGGTCAGGTTGGACCACGCCAGCTCGATGGTGCGGGCGGCGTAGTGCGAGGCGGACACGACGGTCGAGCCACCCACGGTCTGGTCGGCCGAGCCCCACGACACCAGCGAGTGCGACGCGGGGGCGTCGGGGGCGGGGATCCAGGCGAAGCGGCGGCCCGTCCATAGGGCTGCGACACCGTTGGTCATCAGTAGGTCCCTCTCCGCCCGGAGGCGGCGTTGACGTTGTTGACGGCCGCGCCGACAGTGCGCCCGTCGAGCTTGAGGACGGTCGACACGGCCCTGGCCAGCTGGTTGATCTGGTTGGGGTTAATGGTGATCGGCCCCGAGAGGCCGGGGCCGTTGTTGACCTTGACCTCGGGGCGGTACTGTCCGGCGCGGATGGACTCCATCATGCCGGGTCCGTACTTGTCGACGCTGGAGCGGGGTATGACGTACTCGCCTGACTGGATGCCCACGACACCGCCCCGGGGGCTGATGCCCAGCAGGTCGTCGGCGTCCCAGTTGCCGTGGCGCCTGTACCCTCCCACAACACCGCCACCCCCAGCCAGACCGGGCACGCGGCCGCCGTGGGCCCGGCCCAGGAGACCGCCGACCATACCGGCTATGGCACCCGTGCGGACAACGTTGACGAAGACGTTCGCGGTGCGGTCCCTGGCCAGGTCGCTGAGCTGCTTGCCCGCCCGCCAGGTGTCCGCCTCGGCGGTGACGGGGGCCGAGTAACCCGCCCCGCCGTTGGACGCCATGGAGCGGATTCTCGACCCAGTGCGGTCGGAGGTGCCGTCGTCGGACACGTCGACGTCGACGACGCGGGGCACGGCCTGGATCGTCCGGGTGAGGTTGTCGAACGCCCCCGACAGGGTCGCCACCTCGTTCTGGTTGAAGCCCATCTGCGTGGCCTGGGTGATGAACTCCTGCTTGAGCTGCGCCGTGTACGCGGTGAGCTGCTCGGTGGACGCCCCCGAAGCGGCGTAGGCGTTGATCATCTCGATCATGGTCGCCTGGAGGGCCTTGAGGGCGGCCCGGTTGTTGATGGCCGCCTCCGTGTACCCCTGGAGGGCGTACATGCCCTCCTTGGTCTTGTTGATCTCCTTCGTCTTCTCGGCGATCGACTTCTGGGTGTCGGCGATCTCCTTGGAGGTCTTGTCGATGTCGACCTGGATGTCGCGCACCCGCGAGTTGTCGCCGTACTTCCTGGCCACCGACTGGAAGTACTTCTGGTTGGTCAGGTCGTTCTGCTTCTCCGCCAGGGTGTTGTTCAGGTCCCAGATCTCGTTGCCCAGGTCCTCGATGGACTTCTTGGCGTCCTCGATGGTCTTGCGCATGGAGTTGATCTGCGCGTGGTACTTGTCCTGGGCGTCCTGGTTCTTCCAGAACTTGTCCAGGGCGGAGGTCATCGCCTTGTCCAGGCGCGAGAGGAAGTCCTCGAAGATCTCTTCGGGGGTCTTCTCCTTCTTCGTGCGCGACGAGTGCGACCGGGGCGTGTAGTCGCGGTCCCCGCCGCCACCGCCTCCGCCACCGCGGTTGCCCCCACCGCCGCCTCCGCCGCCCCCTCGGCCGGAGGAGGTCTGCTTGGGCGTGAACTGGTAGCGGCCGCGAGCGGTGGCGAAGTCGTTCGCGGCCCGCGACCGCCCAGCACCCCGGCTGCGTCCGGCGAAAACGCTCCCGGCCAAACCCGCCGCCGTGGTTTTCGACAGGGCCGGGCCGAACCCCCCACGCCTTGCGGCAGCCCCGAGCTGCATGCCCTGAACAGCCGTTGAAGTGATCCCGAGGTTGCCGCCGGGCCGCGACGAGGTGCGAATACCGACGCCCCCCAGGATCTGCTGGATGAGCGCGGCCGCCTGGTTGGCGTTGTTGACGGCGTCCTGGAGGCCCGCGTTCATGGACGACATGTCGATGGTGGGGCCCTGGATGGTCTGGCTCAGCGAGGAGCTGACGGCGTTGATCTGATCGTCCACCCAGGAGGTGTCGACGCCCTGGGCCCTGAGGTCATCGATGGCGGCCTGCACGTACTCTGCGATGTACTCCTGGGCTTCGGCGCCGCTCATGCCCATCTCCTCGGCCATGCGCCCGGCGTACTGGGCGGTGGCCCTGAGATAGTTCTGAAGAGCCTCCAGGTTGGAGCGCCCCGCCTCGGTGAACGTTTCGAACGTGTTGCCGTTCTCGTACAGGCTCTGGTTGAGGGCGTCGAGGGAGGAGTACATGTCCGCCTCGGCGTTGGTGAACGCGAAGGCGGCGTCGATGACGGCGTCGAGGGCCTGGAGGTACTCGTCCCACGCCTGCCCGGCGGTCTTGGCGTCCTCGGCGGCGTCGGCGGTGGCGTCGGCCAGGTTACCCTGGGCGTCGGCGGCGTCCTGGGTGTCTCCGGTGAGGCCCTGGGTGACGTCGCTCAAGGCCTGCTGCGAGGACAGTGCCGTAGATGCGGTATCGGCGATATCCCCCTGAGCGCTCTTGAGCTTCTGGAGCGCCTCGATCTGCGCCTCGATCTGGTTCACCTGCTCCTCTGCGTCGGAGTTCGTCCACCACCCCGGGTTCCCTCCGAGGAGCCTGCCAGCGGATCCGAGGGGTGAAGAGTCCTGCTGGAAGAACTGCTTCTCCAGCTCATCACCCTTGGCCTTGAGCTCGTTGATGAGCGTGTCGATGTACGAGTCGATGCCCGCCTTGCCCTCTTCGGCCTGGATTCGCGCCCACTCCTTCCAGTCGAAGCCCGCGTCCTTGAGCCACTGGAAGTCGTAGTTGGTGAAATCCTTGAAAGCGTCGGAGTTGGCCAGGGCGTCCTTGAACAGCGCCGCCGTGTGCTCGCCGATGGCGAGCGTCGAGTAACCCATGACCTGCGCCTGGTCCTTGGTGGCCTGGACGAGGTTGCCCGAGGCGTCGATCCAGTAGTAGAGGGCGTCGGCGCCCTTACGGGTGGCTTCCGCGGATCCGTCTACGGCGACCATCATGCCGGTGTAGGCGCTGGTGTTTCCGGCAGCGGCGTCCCGGGAGTCCTGAAGCAGGGCCTCGGAGAACCGGTCGGCCCCGCCCAGGGCGTCCACTTGCGCCTTTTGCACCTCGCGGGCCTTCTCCGCGGCCCGCTGCTCCGCGTTGGCCCACTCGTTGTAGAGCTGGATGGCGATGGGGATGGCGGTGGCGGCGATGCCGATCCACCCCATGGGGCCGATGGAGGCGATCCCGCCCATGATGCCCTTGAGTCCGTCCAGGGCCTTGCCCAGGACCCCCGTCTGCGTGGTGAACCCGGCGGCCGCGGCGCGCAGCTTGCCCATGTTCTCCCCGGCCCCGGCGGCGGCGGACCCGACCGCCCTGATGGCGTCGGCGGACTGCTTCGAACCGGAGGCCACGGCCCCGCCCAGCGAGGCGGCCTGGTCGGCCTTCTCCAGGGCGTTGCGGGTTCTCATCAGCCCGATGTTCTCGTACAGGGCCGTGTTGGCCTGCTTGATGAGCTTGTAGATGTTGACCCACGTCATCTTCCCCGACAGTCCCGCCTCGATCATCTGCGAGCGCATGGACACGTAGGAGGCGGAGATGTTGAGGATGACGGCCTGGAGGACCTTGGAGACGGCGACGAGGGATCCGAAGATGACCACACCCCCGGCGGCCGCGGTGAAGATGCGCCCGAAGACGTTGTCGCCCAAGTGCGACAGGGCGTTCTGGATGACGATGAGCCCGTTGAGGAGCAGCTTGATGGGCGCCAGGAACGGGCCGCCGAGCGAGGCACCCAGGTTGGCCAGTGAGTTCTTCCACCGGGCGATGGTTTCGGTGAGGGTGGCGTTGAGGGTTTCTAGGCTGTTGTCGAGGAACCGGGTGTTGCGGGCGGCGTCGGCCGAGTTCTGGAAGGATTCGTTGACCAGGTCGATATTGAGGCTGAGGCGCTGGAGCAGCTGGATGTCGCGGGTGTTCTTGAAACCCAGGTTCTTGATGACGGTCCAGCGTTCGACGCCGTCGGTGACGTTGTTGAGGGAGGTGAGCAGGTTGTTGAAGAACGTGGAGGGGTCGGTGCGCCACAGGTTCTCCGCCTCCTCGGTTGTCATGCCGAGCACGGTGGCGAACTTGTCCATGCCCTCACCGGCTTCGGCGACGGCGTCGTTGATGGAGCCGAAGATGCGTTGGAGGGATCCGCGCGCCCATTCCTGCTTGATGCCCAGCGACGCCATGGCGGTGGCGTAGGCGAGGATGGCGTCCTGGCCGATTCCCGCTGAGGCGGCGGAGGCGGCGATCGAGTTGGCCATGGTGAGGATCTCGTTCTCGGTGGCCACGGACTTGGCTCCGAGCTCGGCGACCTGCGAGGCGAAGTTCATGTACCGCTCGGAGGAGTGGTCGGCTTCGACACCGGCGTTGTCCACCATTTCGAAGAACCGGCCGAACGCTTCGGTGGCGGTGTCGATGCTGGTGCCGGTAATGGTGGTGAACCCGGCGACGGCGTGGGTGAAGTCGCCGAGCTTGTCGGCGCTGATGCCCATCTGAGCGCCGAGCGAGCCGATAGAGGACAGGTCCTCGTAGGTGGTGGAAATCTGGGTGGACAGCTGCCGGTAGGTGTCGGACAGGGCCCGCATCTCGGAGGACTGGGCGGACATCTGGGTGGTGCGGGCGACGTCGGCGAACGCGCGCTCCTGCGAGGCTGCCGCGGCGACGGAGGCCACCGACATGGAGGTGAACCCGGCGGCCAGGAGCGACAGGTAGTTGCGAAGGTCCTGGGCGGCGAAGCGCGTGGACTCCAGGGCGCTGACGTAGCGGTTGTTGGCGTCGATGGCCTGGTTGACCCCGGCGATCTGGTTGATGCGGAAGGCGTGCGCCCGATCCGACGTCGCGGCGGCCTCGCGCTCGGCGTCCGCCAGGCGCTGGTTGGCCTCCGCCTCGCGTGCCAGCTGGTGCTCCCTGCCGCGGTCGAGCCCAGCGTTGATGATCCGCTTCTCCTGGGCGGCGTCGGCCTTGCCGATGGCTTCGACGAGCTCCTTGTAGGCGTCGGCCTCCTTGCGCAGGCTCCATACGACTGCGTCCGCCGTGGCGGTCTTGTCGGTGACGTTGAGCTTGGCGATGCCCGCCTGGTACTTGTACTTCTCGATCGCCATCTGGCGTTCGCGGTTCGTGGTGGCGGTGCCGGTATCGCTGGGCCTGGGGGTCGTGGCCTTGGCGACCTTGGGCTGCGAGGCTTCGAGCTCCCGGTTGGCCTTGGCCAGGTCGCGGGCGGCGGTGGCCAGTCGAGAGTACATCTCGACCATTTCCTTGACCTTGTTCAGCTGGGGGCTGCCAATGTAGTCCGTGGTCTTGGTGATCTGGGCCATCGCCTTGACGGCCTCGTGGACGTCCTGCGCGGCCTGCTTGATGTCGACGTCCTGGAGTTCGCGTTTGGCGGCGGCGAGCTTGCGGGTGACGTCGATCATGCCCTTGTAGGCGTCGATCTGTTTCATCATGGTCCGGTACTCGGACCCGCCGCGTCCCGACACGGCGTGCTGAAGTACGACGGCCTTGGAGTTCTTGGCGGCCTGGGCCATGGCGTGCGTGGCCCTGGCGACGCGCGCGGCGGCCTGCTCGTACTCGTTGGCGCCCTGGGTGGCCCCGGAGGCGTCGACGAAGACCTTGAACCCGAGGTCGCCCAGTCCGGCCATGGTTGCCCCTTTCGTTCGTTTGCCCGTGAAACATTCTAGCCCGGGGCTACAGGGCGCGGATGGTCTCCCACGGCGGGGGCAGGGGATCCTGGCGTCCGATCGCCTCGTACTTCACCCCGACGGGCCTCACGACCTTGGTGACGCCGGGCCTGCGCTCGCCCTTACAGCCCTCGGAGTTCTCCGCCTGCTCCAAGTGCTGGCAGGCGTAGCACACCGTGTCCTCGGTCTCGAAGTCGATGCGCGAGTCCGTCGAGCGCCCGTACCAGGCGGGCGTGCCGCACTTCTGACATATCGACTGCTTGTAGAAGGCGTAGCCGAGTTCCAGGGCGATGTCCAGCGGGGTGCGGAAGTCCTGAGGAAGGTGCTCGGCGATGAAGCCCCCGGCGAGGTCGTCCCACCTGGGTATGGTCCGCCCGTAGGCGCCCCACCCGCCCAGGTAGAGAGTGGGGGGCAGGTGGTTGTCGACGGCGGTGGCGATAGCCAGCAGGAAGCGCTGATTAAGCGGCGTCGTCAGACACGGCCCAACGAAACGTGGGGTCGTTCATCACCTGCTGCATGGCGCTCAGGGCCGCCTGGGCCTCCAGGAACGTCTCCGTCAGACGGTCCCACTCGGTGGCGGGCAGCGTCTCGCGCAGCTTCCCGGCGTCGTCGAGGCTCAGCCCGGTGCGCTTCTTGCCGCGGAACGTGACGTCGATGACGGCGTGCGACAGGAAGTACTCGTTGAGCACGCCCTGCCTCTCCCGGCGGAACTCGTTGGCGGCCTCCTCGTTCTGGTTCCTGGGGGCCTTGACCTTGTTGACGACGACATTGCGGATGACGTCCATCTCCTTGGACGCCAGGGCCCGCAGGCGGAAGGTCATGGCGTGCTCGTCGAGGGCGGCGATGGCCTCCTTGAGCTCGCGCTCCAGGCGGACGGTGGGGGCCTCCTCGGCGATCGACATGACCTGCTCGACGCCGTCCTTGGCGTCGGCCCTGGCGTCCAGGAGGGCGCCGTTGAGCTGGAAGGCCTTGTCGGCGGCGTCGGCGTCGAGGTAGATCTTGACGGTCTTGGTGGCCTGACGCACGCCGTCGAGGGCGGCGCCCAGGTCGAAGCCCTCCTCCTTCTCCTCTTCCGTCTTCACCGTCTTCTTGTCGTCGTCAGCCATGGCAGCGGGCCTCTCCTTGAGTCAACACAAAACCCGGGTCCTTGCGAACCCGGGTCAAGTGTATCCGTCAGCGAATCACTCGGTGAGCTTCTCGTTGAGGATCATGGTGCCCTGCGGCAGGAAGGGCACGGTGAACTGGATGGGCGTGGTCGCGTCACTCGACACGTCCTGCGGGTTGTCGGGCATGACCAGGAAGATCGACACCTCCTGGTCCTTGGCGGCCTCCGTGTCGACCGGGTAGCCGACGCGCTTGACGAGCCAGCCGCGCTTGTTGGCCTTGGCGCCGCCCTTCTTGAACGCCTCGTAGGCCTTGGTGAACACCGAGGTGGCGGCGTCGGCGGCGGCAAGGTCCTGGCGGAAGAACGTCAGGTTGGCCTCGTAGGCGTCACGGGTCGGGGTCGACACGCCCGCGGTGTCGCAGATCGACGCCGTGGAGTCCGTCTCGGAGTCGGTGGCGTTGAGGGTGAACCCGGTGACGATGGCACACGAGAGGTTGATGACGGCGGGGTCCTTCAGAGTGGCGGCCTTGAGGACCTCGGTCGAGGTGGCGGCCTTCTCGATGGGCACCCACCAGATGGTGATGTTGCCGGGCATCATCTTGGTTCCGGCGCTAGCTGCCATGGTTGTTCTCCTCCTTGGAGTTGACAGGGTCGCCGGGATGGACCACCCGGCCGTTCACGATCCACCCGGTCCCCCCGCAGCACTCTCGTGGCGACAGGGGGGTGTCGGGGGATACGGGCTCGAACAGAGAGGGCAGCGTCTGCGCGTAGCCTTCGTCCAGTTCCACGACGATCCCCTCGGGGGTCTTGTAGCGGGGCATCAGACGGCCTCGCTGATCATGGTCTGGAACGTCATGTAGCAAGCATATTTGAGCGGTTGGATGGTGGCGTCGGTGTCGCCGTAGGAGTTGAGCTGACCGGTTTCGCGGACCTGTCCGACACCGGGGGCGCTCCAGCCCACGAGACGCGAGCGAACCTCCTCGCGCACCGAGTTGCGCACGGTGGCGGTGCGGGCGGCGACCATGACGGCGAAGGTGTGCATCATGGCGGAGTACCTGGGCGAGGCCATCGACACGGCCTTGGCCCGGGGGGTGAGGTCGCCGCCGAAGAAGACGGCGTAGACGTCGCGGCTCTTCGCCCCGCCGGGCACGGCGTCCTCGACGACCTCCAGGCCCTCGATCCCCCGCAGGTGCGCCATGAGCGCTTGGTCGACCTCGTAGACGTTCATTTGGTCGCCTCCACGAGGTTGCCGTGGCTGTCGAGGGCGTCTTCGACGATGGCTCGCGCTTTGGCGAGTGAGGCCATGGCCCGCAGCTTCTTGGTGCCCTCCTCCTGGAAGACGGCGTATTCGGGGCCGTCGACGAAGCCGACGAAGACGATGAAGCCGCTGGGGTCATCCTTCTCCCACCTGGCGCTGACGGAGTCGCGCATGGCCCCGGTGTGCACGCGGGCGTCGGTGTGCGGGTTGTGCTTGTAGGGCATTCCGGCACCGGAGGTGTCGACGGTGTTGAGAATGGACTCGACGGCGGCCAGGACGGCCTTGTCGACGGTGCGGCGGGTGTCGGCCAGGGCCCGGTGCAGGGCCTTCTCCTCGATGCCCCGCAGGACCCGGCGCACGTCGCGGGGTCCGACGGCCTGCCCGTGGATCTCGATGTCGGCCTTCACCAACCCTCACCCCGCAGGTCGTTGACGGACACGTCGCACAGGAGGGTGGGCTGCCACCAGTCGGAGTCGGTGACGGGGTTGCGGATGACCATGGCCATGCCCTCAAGTGCGGGGTCGGAATCGTGCCGCTCGACACGAAGGCGCTGGTTGAAGTCGAGGGTGATCCGCTTGGTCCGGTCCCCCCACGCTTCCGCGGGTACGAGGAGGTTCTTGTCGATGTGCCACAGCTGGACGCGGTAGGCGTGGGTGGCGGTGTCTTCGTAGGACTGCCTGCGGTTGCGGGCGCGCCAGTCCTTGTTGGGGGTGATGGCGGCCCAGCCGCGCCAGATGGGGTCGACCTTCTTCTTGACGACGCCGGTGCCGGGCACCCAGGTGTCCTCCTCGCCTTCGCCGTTGCCGACGGCCGGGGGGTAGATGGCGACGAGGCTGTTGCACAGCAGCGACAGGAAGTCGTAGGCGACGGAGTCGAAGTGGGGGTCCTTGCAGGCGAGGTTACTCAGTGCCATGCGTAGTCCCGGGGCTGTGGGGTCCAGGGGGCGATGTCGAAGCTGATGTCGCGCTTGTCGTCGGCGTCGGCTTCGTCGGTGAGGCGCTTGGCCTGGGCGCGCAGTTCGGCGCCGAGCTTGGCCCCGTCGGTGGACTTGTCGTCGGTGGACAGGACCTTGAGGAGGAGGGCCTGGACGGTGGCGATGGTGTTCTTCGCGTCGGCGGCGGCTCGCTTGACGTTGCCGTTGTTGATGTCGAGGAAGGCCTGGATCTGTTCGTCGGTGAACAGGTAGGAGGGGGGCTGTCGCAGGTCGCGGGGGTCGGAGCGCTCCTCGATGTCGGGGATAAGAAGCCTTACCCTACCCACATTTGTGTTGAACGCCACAGGCACTTTCTTCCCCTCCTACTTGATATGGAAGACCCCGCCCCTCGGATCTCTGCCTGCGACCCGAGGGGCGGGGCGTCTGTCAGGCGCCCAGGCCGGTCGAGGCGACGATGCCGTCCGTGTGCAGGACGGCGCCGCCGGTGACCATGCGGGCGCGGAACTGGATGTCGTCGTTGTCGAACGAACCCGAGGTGGCGTTCAGAGCCCCGCCGCCCAGCGACGTGCCCTGGTTGGCCGCCGCCCGCAGCTCGACACCCTCCATGCCCATCAGCGTGGTGCGCAGGATGGTGCGCCGTGCGGCGGTGCGACCCCCGGCCGGAGCCAGGACCCAGTTGGTGTCGCCCTGGGTGGGCCCGCCGAGCAGGCCGACCATGTCGGACTCGACGACCTCCACACCGGCGGTGGGCGTGGTCGACAGGATCGTCTTGTTCTGGAGCAGACCGGCCGCGTCCTTCTCCTTGTGCTCGATGGACGTCATGGTGGTGACCATGTCGGCCATGGGCTTGAGGGTCGGGGGCACGAGCAGGACGAACTTCGGCACCTGGATGTACCGGCCGTTGACCTTGGTGTGGCGCACCTGCCAGATGGCGGCGCACAGGGCCTCGAAGGTCAGCGGCGAATTCTTCGGCACGTCGCGCAGCACGTAGGCGCCGTCGGCGGTGCGGGCCTGGAGGACCGTGGCATTGGCGTCGGCGATGACGTTCGTGTTGAACCCGGGCGCGGCGGAGTTGAGCGAGAACAGGGCGCCGTAGACAGCGGCGTCGACAGTGCGCGAGGCCAGGAACGCGGCGTCCTTGGGGAACTGGGCGATGATGTTCCAGTTGTCGTTGATGAACGCCTCCCAGGACATCTGAAGGCGCACACCCTCCTTGTGCACCTCCACCCACCGGCCGGAGGCCCGGTACCCGAACGTCGGGTAGGGGGTGAGCTCGGGGATGCGCGGCATCGTCTGGGGCACGACGACCTCGCCGCCGTTGTCGCGCAGGAGCGTGGCGTCGATGTCGTGGTCGAGCTCGTAGAGCTGGGTGGGGCGGAAGGAGGGCAGCGCCTCGGTGGAGGCGAACTTCTCCCACGTGGTGGCCTGCTCGGCGTACTGGCTCTCGAAGGCGCCCTGGGCAACGGAGGTGAACCACCCGGCGACCATGTCGGAGGTGACGGCCTCGGTGACCCTGGGCGCCAGGCCGAGGGTCATCATGACGGTCTCCTTGACGACACCCTGCGATGAGGGCACGCCCTTGAGGGCGAGGTCGAGGTGGTGGGCGAACTCGTTGCGGTTCTCGCAGATGCGGCCCTGGATCATGGGTTACTCCTTTCCCGGCCCGCTTCTCAGCGAGAGGTGGGGTCGAAGATGACGGGCACGACGTGCTCCGCCCCCTGCGCGGGCAGGGCGTTGTACAGGTATCCGACGAGGAAGCCGTCGGCCCCCTTGGTCGTGGAGATGGCGTGGCGCCCGTCGGTGAGCTTCTCGGCGTAGACGGGGGAGCCGACCTTGACGGCGCCGGAGTGCTTGACGCTCATCTTGAACACGCCGCCCCTGATGCGCACGGAGGCGTAGCCGGGGGCGTTGAAGCCGCCGGTGGGCTTGGTGGCGGGGATGTAGGTGCCGCCCGCGTCCTCGACGGCCTTGACAGCCTTCTTGATCTCCTCGGGGGTGGCGGCGATCTCGGTGACGAGGAGGCCGACGATGCTACCGACCTTGACGATGTCGCCGATGTGGCTGTGGCTGTAGTCGGTCTTGCTGACGGGCAGGGAGAGGGTGTCGGTGTACTCGAAGACCTGGATGTCGGAGATCTTCTTGGCGCCGAACTCGTTGATTCCGATCATGGTGAGGCTTCTCCTTCGCTCACTTGGCCCAGGAGGTGACCTGGACGTCGTCGCCGCCCGCCTTCGCCGCGCCGTCCTCGCGGACGACGGGCGCAGGGACGATGGCCTTGATGTAGGCGCGCTCGGCCTCGATGGCGTCGTCGACACCGGCGCCGCGCTTGACGGCCTCCATGACGCGGGCGCGGGCCTGGCTCGGAAGGTCGTCGGCCTCGGCGACCTTGGCGGCGGCCTCGTAGGGGTCTACGGCGGGCGCCTCATTCTTCTTGGCCTCGACGGCCTTCTTCTCCTGGCCCGCCGCGAGCATGGCGGCGGCCTCCTTGATGGCGGCGGGCATGGCGGCCGCAAGAGCCTCCGACACCGCCTTGCAGATATCCTCCGGCTTCACGGCCTGTTCCTCCTGAACATTGGTGTTGGTGGGGTTGGACTGGGTAGGGGGGTTCTTGACGCGCCAACGGCCGTCGGACTCCAGGACCTCTAGGACGGCGCCCTTGGCCCCGGCCCTGGTGACGAAGTCGACGGACTGGATTCCGGCGAGGACCGGCACGACACCGTCGGGCCCTATTTCGTCGACGGACCAGCCGTTGATCGACACGCCGATGTCCGCCCACCGTTCGCGGATGATCCCGTTGACGGAGGGGTAGACCTTGATGTCGGCCTCCAGTGACCCGTCGGGCATGATCTCGGCCCCGGATTCGAAGACCCCGGCGAGGTCGCGCACTGAGCGCTCCGGGCGCTCCCAGTCCTCGGTCATCGTCTGGTGGTCGAAGAACATGTGGGTGCCGGGCGTGAACAGCGGGGCGGATTCGGCGAGGTTGGGGGCGGTGTACATGCCGGTGGACCCGCGTCCGGGCGCGATGATGCGGATGCGGTACCGTCCGGCGCCGTCGTCCTTCTCACCCGGCTTCTTGGCCTCCAGCAGGGCGCTGCCCTGGTTGAGGCGGAAGTAGGTTCGCGTCATGTTTGTCCTCCCGGTGAACTAATATACAGCGCCCTGCATTAGGCGTTGGTCGTCTTGCCCTCGCCGTCGCGCGAGGAGTTCGTCCCGTCGGAAAGGGGCCCGACCCCCGTGTTGCCGTCCTCCTTGCCCTGGTCCTCTTCCTCTCCCGGGCCGAGCTGCGGCTGCGGAGCCGACAGGTCCTCCCAGTCGGGCAGGGCCGACACCGGCTTGGCGTTCACGGGGGCGAAGCGGCGTAGGAACAGTTCGCGGGCCTCGACGCGGTGCAGGATGCCGTTCTGAAGGCCCAGGGTGACGACCTGCCCCCAGCGCTGGATGAGGTCGTTGGACAGGGGCGCCAGGTCCACCTCGGTCTTGAACCCGGCGGCCCGCAGAACCCGCTTGACGAGGTCCTTGTGCACCTGCCTCCTGAGTTCCAGGGCCTTGAACGTGGGCTCCTCCAGGGCGGTCTCAGCGCCCTGTCGGCCTCCGGCGGAGCCGTCGGTGAGCAGCACGGACAGGGGCACGTCGAGGGCGGCGGCGACCATGGCGGCCAGGGGCGTCCCGGCGGAGAACTCGATCCCGGCCCCGGCCTTCGACACGGCCAGGAGGTCCTGGTCGGCGCCGAGCGAGGCGGTGGCCCCGGTGCCCTGGAGGGTGGACATCTTGTCGATAACCGCCTGCTGCTGGGCGGTGGTGGTGGACTTGACCTTGAAGGCGACGCGGGCGAGCGCCTTGGCCAGGACGTGCCCCGCCTCCAGGTACTCCTTGTAGGCCTGGGCCCAGTACACGGCGCCCATGAGGTCGGGCTTGCCCCACTGCTCCCCGGCGAGGCGGTTGACACAAGCCACAACGAGCACGTCGGTCTTGTTGGTCTTGTAGCCGCCCTGATCGACGACGTCGACGCGGGGCTTGCCGTCGAGGATGACCCACTCGGGGTCGGGGGCGGTGGCCCGCGAGGGGTCCTCCAGGGGCACGGGGGTGATGAGCAGGGCGTGGATGTCGGCCTCTTCGAGGGCGTCCTCGGCCCGGGCGATGCCCTGCACGCGGGTGATGGGCACGGGGGCCACGTTCCCGCCGGGCGACACCCGGTAGATGACCATGCCGTCGGTGTTGAAGGCGGCCTCGTCGCGCACCCTGGCCTCCCGGCCGAGCAGTACGGCGTCGAGGCGCTCGGCGGCCCGCTTGGGGATCTTGCGGGGTTCGGGCACGTCCGTCCACATGTAGGCGTTGCGGATGTTGATGCCGCGCTTGACGATGGTGTTGTAGGTGGCCAGGCGCCGCGAGCGGATGGAGTGCTCCTTGATGACGCTCAGGGGCACGAGGTCGGATGCGCGTCCGGAGGGGTCGTACCAGCCGACGTCCTCCTCCTTCAGGAAGGAGGCCCGGGTCAGGGCGTCCGCCGTGTCGGAGAACGCCCGGGCGGCGGACTCCATGGCCGCTTCTGCGCGCCCGTCGGTCCCGAACCGCTCCAGCCACCAGATGACGCCCACGGCCCCTCCTTCTTCCCGCCCGCCTTGTTTGTTATGCGGCAATACTATCTCGTCACGCCGGGGCGAAGGACCAGGGCTCGTTGCCCCACTCGTCGATGATCAGGCTCTCGTCGACACGGGGCCCCGCGGCGGTGTCCAGGGTGAGTTCGAGGATCGGGTCCTTGCCTCCCCCGTCGATGACCTCGGCGGGCATGGAGGCGTAGCAGATGGCGTCGATGGTGTCGGGCGAGGATTCGCCGCGCCTCTTGAGCGAGTCCTTGGATTCGATCAGCAGGGCGGTTCCGCGGTACTCGTACTTGATGGTGCGGAACTCGTCGTACAGGCCCCGCGTGCGCTCGTCGGAGGTGTCCTCCGGGGGGACGGCCAGGGCGCCCTCGTTGATGAGCTCCGACACCGAGTCGTACATGGCGGCCCGGAAGTTGTACCACTTGAGCTTGTTGGGCGACGCGGCGTTGCCAACGATCCAGCGCACGAGGGTGCCTTCGGGCAGGTGGTTGTCGAGGACGGCCTGAACTCCCCGGCCCACGCCGACGGCGTCGATGCGGATCTCGTCGACACCGCCCAGCTCCTTGACCCGCTGTCCGATGAGCCGGGCGAGTTTGTTGCCGTCGTAGCCCTTGACCTTGTCGAGGATCGACACGCGCCCGCCCCGGTTGAGGGCGATGACGGAGTAGTCGCCGGTGATGGACAGGCCGACGTCGACGCCGAGCACCTTCCGGTCATCGTGCTCCTCGAAGTCGTTGTACCCGTTCATCGACACGAGCACTCGTCCGAGGTTGAACAGGCCGTCCTCGCCGACGTCGGGGAACTGGGCGAGGACCTTGGCCTGCCAGCGGGGGTCGGTCTCGCCCCAGCGCACGCGAGCGTCTTCCACCCACTCCTTCTGGAGGAGGTTGGTGCGGGCCCTCTCGGGCACGTCCTCCCCGGTGAAGTTGGGGGTGTCGAAAGCGGAGATGGTGATGAGGTTCCAGCGCCGGTCCTCAGGGGCCTTCTTGGATTCCTCGCGCCAGACCTTGGCCATGTAGGAGCCGGGGTCGTCGGGGTTGGCAATGGCGAGGATGCGGGCGTTGGCGTTGGTGGTGATGGCTTCGACGGAGGTGAAGATCGACTCGGGCACGCCCCCGGCCTCATCGACGACGACGAGCACGTTGGTGGCGTGGATGCCCTGGAAGGAGGATTCGTCGTAATCGGAGGGCTTGCGTCCGTAGGCGGTGGGCGCCTTGTAGCCGGGGAAGGTCCAGGTGGCCTTGGCGGTGATGTTGCCCGGCATGTGGAGCTTGTCCTGGACTTCCTTGACGTAGGCCCACATGACGTTGGCGACCTGGTTCCAGGAGGGGGCGGTGGTGATGACTCGTGTCTCGGTGGGTGAGACGTCCTTGGTGTCGAGCCACCAACTTATTACTCGCGAGGCGAGGTGCGAGTTGTGCGTGGGCACCAGGTCCCGTCCGGTGAGGTACAGGTGCGAGGATCCCTCGACCTCGATGCACACGGTGTCTCCGCCCGCGACGGCCTCGACAGCGTCGATGCCGCCTGACAACGTCTTGTAGCGTCCTGGACGGGCCGCCAGGTCACGGGTCTCCACCAGGGTCCGCCCGCCCGTCGTCGCGTCGGTCACGGGCCATTCGTGGGCGGCGTCGTAGTGCTCGACGGCGCCGCTGTTGAACCGCACCCGGTAGTGGGGCCTGCCCGGCCAGACCTTCTTGGCCGTAACAGCGACTGGCTTCCCGTCCTCGTTGAAGACCCGGTCCCCGACGCGGACGGTACCATAAGTCTTCCAGCCCTCTGTCGTGAGCAGGGGCGTGTCCGCGCTCGCCCCCTTCCCGGCTGAATGACAAGAAGCCACCATCGTCCGCTTGTTCTCAACGACAGAGCGGACGATCTCCCGCTGCTTGGACCACAGGAACTCGCCCAGGCGCTCCTCCACCCAGGCCACCGGGTCCCTCGACAGGCGCTCGGCCCGAGCCCCCTCGCCGAATGAGGCGGCGACGGCTTTGAAATCCAGAACCGGTGTCATGCGCTCACAGCTCCATCGGCGCAGTAGTCTCAAGGATCTCCGCGCTGGCCTGCGTGGCCTGCGCCAGCCACTCCTCGCGCCGCTCCTCCAGCTGCTCGCGCCCCGCGATCGTGAGCATGGGCCGCAGGTGGGCCTCCATGGCCTCGACGACGGAGCGGGTGAAGGCGACGATGATGTTGACCTGCCGCTCTTCGATGACCCGCACCTCGGTCTGGATCCGGGTCTTCTTCAGGCCCATGAGCTCGCTGGTCTGGTCGATGGCCTTGAGGATCGAGTCGAAGTACTTGGGGTCGCCCTCCGGGTTGGCCAGGAGCGCGGACTGCACGCGGGCGTCGAGCATGCCCAGCACCCGGTCGAGCCGGGCCATCTGCTTCATGAGGCGAGCGTGCTCGGACAGCATGGCCTGCCCCGTGTAATACTCCTCCTCGATGCGGAAGACCTGGGCCTCGCTTAGCCCCGCCTGGTGGGCGACGTCGCCCCGGGTGCCGCCCTTGAGGAGGGCGCCCACGACCAGGTCCCTCTTGGCCTCGTCGACCTGCCCGTCGGTCACGCTCCTGCGGGCCACGACGCCCTCGGTGGGGGGCGGTGCGTCGACGATGCGCTTAAGAGCGCCCCGCCCGCTCGATGGCGTCTTCGCGGGCCTGAACTGTGACCCGGTCCGCCGTGGCCTGGAGCTCGGTGAGGAATCCACTAAGCCTTTCGTCATCCACTCTTCCCTTCCAGTAAACCCCGGCGATGAGGCCGAGGGCGAGTCCTGTGAGCAGCGCTATGATCGCAACGGCGGCGAGCATCAGGAGGAGCCCTTCATGACGGCGCGACGAAGGTACGCGATCTGCTCCTCGGTGAGAAATGCGCCCAGGTTCAGACTTCCCGCACGAACCTTGTCGGACGTGATGGCGCCGATGTGGACCCGGGGGTCGTCCGGAAGCGGCGTGTCGGCCTGAACCTTGTTGGCGTCCCATTCCATGGTCCGAGTATAGGACAACCCCCGGCGCCGTCCGCTGACGCCGGGGGTCTGAAGGATGCCGTCCTTGCAGGACGAGCCTACCCGCCCAAGGGGCCGGGGTCAAGCCCCGGTGCTGAAGCCGAAGCGGTTCGCCCAGGCCTTCAGTCCTTCGTCGGTGTCGAGCAAGGGCTCGTCATCCTGCGGCGGGGCGACGGCGTCGGGCTGGATGACCACGACCTCTTCCTCCCCCTCCTGCTCTTCCTGCGGCGAGGGTGCGGATGGCGCGCTGGGCGCGGGGGCCTCGATCGCGATGCGCTCGCCGTCGGGAGTGATCGTCCCCTCCCGACGGGCCTGCGCCTCGTCAGGGTGCTCGTCGACGCCGAAGACGACGTCGCGCAGAAGTGTGGTGGGGTCGAAGTCCTCGAAGTACTCGGTCATGGCCAGGAGGTCCTCCAGGGTGATCATGCCCTGGAGGAGGTGGCGGGGCAGACGGGCGGTGGACTCGTACCCCATAACCCTGCCTGATTCCCTGATCGAGACGCCGTGGTCGAGGATGAACTCGCGCAGAAGGCTCTTGGCCCTCCTGACCTGGTCATTGCGGCGCAGTGTGTTCTCGGACGGCGCCGTGCGGGCGATCTCCGCCTTGCGCGCCCTGGCCTTGGCGAGGATCTTGACTCGTCTCTCGTTGATCTTACTCATGTCGCATCTCCCTCTCTTCCGGGCCCGTTCCGTCCCGGGCCATGGCTACAGCATACAGTACACAACTATTTTCTGCAAACGAGGGCCCCCGGTGTCGTAGACGGTCGACACCGGGGGCGTGCGGGGGAAGAGAGATGAGAAGCCCGCTGGGCAAGCGTACTACACCTTCACCCCGGCCACGAGGTCGGCGCGCGACGTGATGCACCCCGCCGCCCCCTTGCGGGCACCCTCAGCGGCCTGGGCGGCCGTGGCGGGGATGTGAGCGATGACCGGCTTGCCGGTGGCCACAAGCGGCGCCCACACGTCGTCGGCGGCGTCCCACTCCATCGACAGGAAGTCCAGGTTCGTCCCCTTGACGAAGTCCGGGTACCAGTTCTGCCCCCGGTTGCGGGCGTAGGCGTAGCCCCAGGTCGCCCACCCGGCCTGCTTGACCTTGGCGAACAGCCACCCGGAGTCGGCGAACGCCTTGATGACGACACGGTCCTTGTAGTCCCCCAGCAGAGCCAGGTACTCGTCCGACCGGGCCATCTCCGTCTTGGGGTCGAAGATGGTCACGTGCGTGCCCCCGTAGGCCCCCAGGTAGTCCCTCAGCGTCACCGGCACGGCCTCAGGCCGCCCGGCGAAGGCCGAGCGCACCTGAGCCCAGGTCATGTCCCGAATGGGCGTTGACGGGCCTCCCAGACGCTCCAGGGTGGAGTCGTGCGAAGCGAACCACACCCCGTCCGAGGTCCTGTGGCAGGAGATCTCCAGGGCGTCGACACCGCACTCCACCGCCCGCGTGTAGGCGGCCATCGTGTGCTCCACGACATCCCCGGCCCCGCTCATGCCCCGGTGCCCGACAACGATCCCCTTGCGCTCCCTGAGCTCCGACACGGACCGGGCCCCGTAGGGCATGATCGACACCCCCGCCCGGGTCTGCTCGCCGCCCAGCCACAGGGGCACCGTCGCCCCGCCCAGGGCCCCCGCACCACCCCCGCCCCCGGCGGCCGCCGTCAGGGCCACCTGCGCCCACGCCGCCGGGGGGTTGGCGCCGATGTCGTCGGGCGCCTTGCCCGCCCCGCCCAGCACCACGCGCACCGCCGACCAGGACTCCGTCGCCGACACGTCCGCCGCCCCATCGGCCACGATCGCGCCCCCGTCCAGGGTCCAGGCCGCCATCTTGTTGTCCTTCGTGCCGTGGGCCGCAGACGCGAGCAGCCGGGGCGTGGCAGCCGCGGCCACGGTCGCGCTCCACGGCCCCACGACCGCCCGCTCGGCGTCGACACCCGTAAGCACGACGAGCGCGGCTCTCTGCCGTGCGGTCCACGCCTTCGTCTTGACCCACCACTCCACGCCGCGGGTGTCGGTGGCGGCTGTCACCTTCTTCACGGCCACGTACCCGGAGCGGTTGGTGCCGGGCACCGTGTTCTGCCAGGTCCCGGTCCACCCCGTCGGCAGGGGTGAGGGGTTCTCGTCGGCCTGGAGCTGAGCGGCCATGATGAGCACGGCCAGGTCCCCGGGCTCGGCGGCGGCGGTGAGGGGGTCTCCGACACCGGCCTGGGCCCGGCCGGTGGCCGAAGAGCGCACGGTGATGCCCGTCCCCAGCGCCGCCTTCTCCCGCAGAACGAGGGTGCCCGAGCGGGTCCCCGCGGGAGCGTGCTCGCCGGTGAGCAGGGTGAGGGCGCCGTGGACGGCCGGGGCCCCTTCCAGGGTTTCGACACGCCCCTTGAGGGTCTCGACATCCCCCCTGGCTGCGAACGCCCGCTCGACGCCGGCCCTGCTGTAGATCTCCACCGTGGTCATGACGCCCCCTCGTCGTTGCCGTCCCGTGCCCCGACTATTCTACGGCCCCACGACGAACCCCCGGCTCCCTTGTGAGGCGCCGGGGGTTCGGGTTAGTTGGGCGATCAGCCCTGCGCGACGGCGACGTCGGTCGCCTTGGGGTCGCCCAGTGCGGTGAGCACGGAGAGCAGGGCCGCCAGGGCCGCCGTGGACCCCACCGCCGCCCAGTTCACGTCACTCATGAGCGCCGCGGTGCCGATCGCAGCCACGGCCGCCTGGGCGAACGTCTTGGTCGCCCGCTCGGCGACGCCCATCCAGAATGTCTTCTTGCTGTAGGCGCCCACGGCGCCTCCTTCCTCGCGGTGTCTTGCCCGCCTCCGGGTCGGGGTGGGCGTCACCACAGTCTACCCGTCGAGGAGGTGGAGGCGTTGAGCGCCCGCTGGAGGGCGGCGACGGTCGCGGTCCCGGCGTCGCCGTCGATCCAGTCGCCCCAGCCCCATCCGCTGGGAACGTACTCGCGGTGCCAGCACCACACGAGGTACTGGAAGACCCTCCACGTGTTCTCCCCGGCGTCGCCGTCGACTGCCAGGGGCCCCGAGCCGTTGATCGCCGTCTGGTCGTGGACGCCGACCACCGTGTTCAGGTAGCGCTGGAACGCCTCGACGCAGGGGCTGGAGTCCTCGTCCAGGGCTCCGTCGATGGTGGTGCCCATGACCTGCTGGAAGCGGGCGATGGTGCGCGCCCCGAAGACCCCGTCCTCGGCCAGCGTCTCGGATCCGTCGGCGTTGCGAAGCACCTGCGCCCCCGCCCGCGACCGGTTGGCGGCGGGGGAGGAGGCGGGCGCTGCTCCGGCGTAGTAGGCCTTGAAGTCGGCCTCGGATCCCCGGAACAGATCCAGGTCCAGGTCGCCGTCGTAGCCGGGCACCCGCCCCGTGCCCGTGTACTGGTGCATGTCGGCCGTCCACGAGCCGTCGGACCACGGCGCGTAGTCCCAGCCGGTCGGGTCGGAGTCGGCGTACTGGGCGGCCCAGGTGCCGCAGCCGTGCTGAGCGGCCACCCCCCACGGGTACACCGCGGAGGAGGCGTAGAGCATGATCCGCTTGCCGGTGAGGGTCTTGACCCGCGACACCAGGGCGGCCAGGTAGCCCTCATCGCCCCAGGCGTCGTTCTCGCCCGCCTCCCAGTCCAGGCACCACATGACGTAGCCGTTCCAGTCGCCGTCGGGGGCGTTGCGCACCAGGTTGACGAAGTGCTGGGCCTCGGCCTCGACACCGGAGCCGTCCACGTAGTGGTAGACGCCCACGGGCCGACCGGCGTCGTAGGCGGCCCTCACCTGGGCGTGCCAGACGGGGTTGGTGAACCAGTCGCCCTGCGACACCATGACCAGGACGAAGTCGGGGTTGACGGCGTCGACGGCGCCCCTCGATGCCAGACCGGGTTGGTGGTTGGAGATGTCGACACCGAGCAGCGGCCCGGCCTTGCCGGTGGAGGAGGGCGGGGCCTGCTGCGGGGCGGCCTGGGGGACCTGCTGTGAGCCGACGACACCGGGGTGCTGGGCGGCGAAGCGGGCCGGGTTGAAGCGGTGGCAGGAGGTCCAGGCTCCGCTCGTCGTGTCGGGGTGGGTGTCGTAGGGGGCGATGCGCGTCTCGGAGCCGGTCTGGTCACCCCTGCGCCCATTGATGGACCCGTCCTCGGCGATCCACGCCTCGGCGAGCGTGGGCTCGTCGCCCACGACCATGGCCACGTGCCCCACGCCACCCTCAGCCGTGGAGGACAGCACGACATCCCCGATGCGGAAACCGCCGTCGGGGGTGAGCGCCGAGTCGTCCCAGTGGACCTCCTCGAAGCCCCGGGCCTCAAGTCCGCCGCGCAGGTTCCCGGTCCAGAACGCGTCGAGGTCGAACAGGACGGGGTGGCCCCACTTCAGAAGGGGGTAAGCATTGTGCAGCCCGTAGTTGATCGCACCCATGACCAGGGTGCCGCAGTCGGCGTTGGTGTCGCGCTTGAGGGTTCCGCCGTCGTAGGTGTCCTGGTAGACGCTGAGCCGGTCGGGCTGGCTGTACCCCACGGAGTAGGGCCCGCCCCAGGGCTTGTTCGGCCCGCTCAGGGCCCAGTAGCGCGCCTGCGCGGCGGCGATGGCGGCGACGGAGGGTGTCGACATGTGTCTCGGGTCCTTTCGTTTTTCTTCTTACCTTATGTCAGGGCTGCTCGGGCTGGGTCTTGGAGGCGATCTCTGCGGCGGCCGCGGGCCCGTCGGCCAACCAGCCCTCAATGGCCAGGGCGGCGGTGGCGGCGGCGGCGCGGGCGGCCTTGACGTCCTCGGCGGTGACCATGCCCGCGAACCACAGGCCGGGGGCGCTGGGGTGGGTCTTGATGGCCGCCAGGACCTCGGGCTTGGCACTGTCCGCCGGGCGGCAGGCGATGGCGTCGGCGTCCTTGATCGCCTTGATGTCGTCGGTCGTCCATGGCCCCGCGGGCTTGACGACGAGCCGCCGGAAGGCATTGAGGGAGGGGTCGGCCTTCGCCTTGGCCCGGGCGGCGTTCAAATTGGGGCCAGTGGCGATGACGATGGTCTCGGGGGCCCTGGCGTCTACCGCGAGCAGGTACTTCATCATCGTCTCGTCGTAGTTGAAGTACCGGGCGGTGTTATCCGTCGAGGTGTCCATGCACTCGAGCACAATGGGCTTTCGAGCGGGGGCGGGGGTGCCCAAGACGGCCAGCGCCTCGCCCAGGGTGGCGATGGTGCCGTTGACGTCCTCGACAGCCTTAAGGGCGGCAATGGTGGACTGGTTGATCTGCGGCCCGGTGTCCCCGGCCTTGGGCACGATCTTGTTGGGCGTGGACACCACGAACCGGTCGTCGACGGTGTCACCGCTTCGGCGCACCGGCAGAGCGATGCTGAAGGGGGCGGCCGGAGCCGCGGCCAGCACGTTCGACAGGGCCGCTGTGCTGAGGGCCCCCCACTTCACGCCCCACCTCGTCGCCCGCAGGTCCGCGACCGCCCCGGGGATCGCGGGCCGGGCGGGCGGCGGTGGCGGGGCCACGTAGGGCCCCACGACAACAGGTCCCTGCCCGAGGATCCACTCGCGCAGTGTCGATAGCCCCTCGACGACACGGCCCGCCAGCTCGACGCCGTAGGCCTCCTCGCCCCCGGAGCCGGGGGCGAGGGCCTTCTCGTTCGTGGCGAGCCACAGCGCCCGCGTGCCCGTGGCCCCGGGCTTGCCCTGAGCTCCTGTGCCCGACAGGACGACACTGGCCCGCTCCACCGGCGCCGAGGGGGCCAGATGAGCCAGGTAGGGATCGGGGTGGTCGGGGGTGTTCCTCGGCGTCCAAGAGGGGCTCGACACCCGGTAGTTGACGCCCTCGTAGCAGATGACCTCCCCGGTCCCGAAGGCCCGCCCCGGGCTAGTGGCCGGATCCCACTTGACGGCCGGGGATGAGGCGACACCGAGCCAGTCCACGAAGTGAAGACCGTTGTTCTTCCCCCCGGCGGCCTCGACACCCGCCTTGACGGCCTTGGCGCTGTTATGGGCGGCGCCCGCGTACATGAGGTACTCGCTGGTCGGCTGGGACCCGACGACGATGACGGGGCACGCGGGGGCTCGGTTTCGAACCCGCTCGACGAGCGAGGCGACGGAGGAGCGGATCTTGTCGGGCGCGGACGGGGGGCTGGCGGCGGCGTCCTCGAACGAGCCGACGACGACCAGCGCCACGGGGTGGGCGTCGAGGACGGCGTCAATTCTGTTGGGGGCGCTGAAGTTCTGGGGCGCCCCCGCGGCCCAGCCCGCGCCGGGGGTCGCGCTCACGGCCGGGGCGGCCTGAAGGGCGCGTGCTGCGATGGCGGGGGAGGCGCCGAAGAAGCCGTCGGTGATGAACCCCAGGACGGAGGCCGTGGCCGCGCTGCGGGCCGGGTGGGGCACCAGGGCCGACAGGGTCAGCGGCGTGGCGCCGGGGTGGGCGGCCTCCAGCCGGGCGATTCTGGACGAATGGTCGGCGACGGCGGCTCCGACGGAGGAGGGGGAGAACGCCTTGTCGGCCCCGGTCTTCGAGTAGATCTCGACGCTGGTCATGATGCGAGGGCTCCTTTGGCTCGACCTGGCTCGGGGGTCGGTGTCTAGGCCGGAACCAGCACGAGCAGGTTGTCGGCGCCCGGCGCCGTGTCGAGGCGCACGACATCGCCCTCCTCAAGCGGAGGGGGCAGTGCGGCGGCGGCCACGGGGGTGATGGTCAGCCCGTTGGCGGGCTGGGGCTGAGGCGGCGGAGCGGCCCCGCCGACGGCCAGGGCCAGCTCGACGGGGGTCTGGTTGGGGGCCGCCGGTGCCGCGATGGCCGCCGTGTAGGTCTTGTTGTCGACTGTGAGGACCGCGGTGACGACGTCGCCCTCGTGGGCGTCGACATCGACGTACGGGCGCAGGGGAGGGGCGGGCGGTGTGCGGAAATCGGATGCCGCCGGGGCGGTGGTCGTGGGGCCGGAGGCGCCGTTGCCGGGGAAGAGGAAGGCCGGGGCGGGGGTGGGGCTGAAGCGGCCCTCGTACGCAACGGAGGGGGGCCCGCTCAGGAGGGCGGCCGGGTCGGCGGCTTCGACACGCACGGTGAGCAGGGCGCCGGGGGCGAGGGCGGGTGGCGCCGGGCTCGGGGGCTTGACCGTGATCCGCATGAGGCCAGCGTAGCACGGCTCTTCCCGCCCGGGGCGCTGTTCGACACCCCCTCTTCCTGTCCGTTCGCCCGTCCTTCTTATTACTGCGCGCGTACGTACGCGGGCGCGCGATTATATCCGGGGTTGGCGGTCTGTCAAGGGGCTTGTCGACACGGGCCCGGTTGTTCGACACCCCCTCCTGCGGGGCGGTGCGCGTGGAAGGGCGCGGAAGGGCTGAGGGCCGGGCTGTGAAGCAGGGGGTTCTTGGGGCGGAAGAGGAGGAAGGGGTTCGCATAGTTAATAGAAAAACTACGAACGCTCGGGCCCCGAAGAGGGCATCGACACCCCCTCTTCCCTCTTGAGGGGAGGAGAAAACGGAAGGGGATCGTCACATCAGTCACACGGGCATCTGTCTTCGGAAAACCATAATTCTCGGAGGTGGTAGGTGATGTTTGGTGTTGTCTGGTCACATGCGTAACAGGTTGGGGGTGTGAGAGGTGAGTAGCGATGAATATTCGTCGATGTGGCCGAAGTAACGTTGAAACGTTTTGAGTCTCAAATCGCGGACAGTGCATAATATACGGCCTTTATGCATGGGGATGCATAGGAAATATGCGGAGATTTCTTAGGGTCGACTAAGTAGGACTTTTCGTTGGAAGGGAGGGAGGAAAGAGGGGTGGGGGGACTTCCGTCCTATGTGACGGGTGAGGTTGGTGAGGAGGTTGAGGCGTTTTTAGTACTCAGTGACCCAGAACACGTTTATGCAGCCATGGATAAAATCGTGCATAAACATTTGGAAACACTCTGCTAGTGAGGGGCGACGGTTTTGACGAAGGGGTCGACACTCTGCTACGTGAGTAGCGAAGTCGGGGGTTAAGGGGCGCAGGGTGCGGAGAGTTGTGGGCGACCTCACACCGACGTAGGTGCCCCCGTTCGAGAGAGCATCCGATTTCGCCTTCGCCGCGGCGTGGCCCACGTCACGTTGATTTTCTCCCGCGCGCCTGCTAGAATGTCCCGCCTCAAAATTCCCCCGGTATATAGAGTGCCTACATACTGAGTTGTCATAATATACCTTATCGGCACCTTTTCCTACGGTTGCAACGATAGGTCCCCGTACGGGGTAGGCCGACAATCCCCCAAATCGAAACGATGGGGTTCTCCCATCTTTTTGTTGCCTTGCTCACACACGCTGTGTCAAGACACGTGTCTCACCACACACAAAGTTCCTCTTGCAATCTCCCCATACCTGCGCTATCACGCGCGCGTGCGCGTATGCGGGCATGTACCTATACGGGGGTATGTGCCCCTAGGGCTCGCTGTGAGCCACGCTGGCGGCCTATCACCATGCTCTGCGTGTGTCTGCCTAGGGTGGGGGTATCAAGCCGTTCTAGGGCCCGTAGAAGCACGATTCGCTCTTGTATTGATACAAACCACGCAGCTAGATAAGATATATGCTTGTCTAATGAGTATCAATCCGGAGTCGACGTATACGTAAAAGGGCGTCAAAAATAGTTAAAAGTGAGCCAGGCCACAATCGTTTTTAGTAAACGGTGACCTGCGTCACAGGCGAGAAAGGAAAAGGAAGGATAGAATTTAGTAAACGCTCTACTATTTTCTATTCATACCTACTTTCTATCATTAACTATTCTCTATCGTCTCTATTTTCTATCAGTATCTATTCTCTATCTATATCTATTATCTATCATTATCTATTATCTATATCTATCTATATATATCTATATACTATAACGAATATCATCCATTATGCGCTCAACCGTATCTTTATGCATATGACCCAAGTCACATTCCATCTTTTTCGGGACAACTTTTCACTACTTTCTATCCTCTCTTCCCACCTATTTCCATACCCCCACGCGTGTTTGCTACTCACACATGCACATAACATCGTTATGTTCAATACCTTCCCCGTATGACCTTCATCTCATTTCCCATAGCACACTCTCCCCATCCTGTCAACCACCCATCCTATGTCTCCTACCTCACACTCCTCCTCCCCGAGGATGATACGCCTGGCGTAATACCCCGCCACACGATGCTACGCCACGCATACCATGTTTCGGACACCCGAAACTTTCGCCTTCCCCTCCAGCCCAATCCAACCCACATTGGGGACCAAGGTCCCTTGCATCCCCCTCACTCATATGCATCCCCGCTTCTATGTGCTCCGCATCACGCGCTGGCGAGACGAGCGAGCGTGCGACGCAGGAGCACGCGAGTGAGGCAGCCAAGCGCATGTCGACTCCCCATCCGCGCCCCGCCTCATTTCCCTACTCGTCAGTTTCACGTGAAACATGCGAGGAAGGAATCATCCCCGTCGTGCGGCCAAGCGCATGTCGTGCCCGCGCAGTGAGCGGAGTTTGTATCAGTACATTCGTTCGTCCCCTACCCCGCCTGCCCCCGCCCTGAAATGAGACGCAGAGCACACTCCCCGACGGCCTCATCCCCTTGACTAGCCCTCACCCACCGAGTACCTTTAGATGCGTCAGAGGAACACGGAACCGAAAGGAACCAAGACCATGTACCCCCGCCCCGCTCCCGCCCCGGCCCTCACGCCCGCAGCCCGCGCCCTGCGCACGGAGATCATCTGCCGCTGGACCACCCTGTTCACGCACTCCGCGGCGTACCGCGCTCTCTATCAGCGCCTGCCCCGCGTCGATCCGTATGGCGACGCCGCCCACTTGATCCAGACGGTGCGCGATGAGAGCGACGGTCCGGCGCATGAGGGGCATCTCCTGACTGCCGTGGTCGACTCGCTGCCCGAGTCGACCCTTGAGGACCTTGCGGTGACGCGAGACGAGCTGTGGGCCGCGCTCAAGGCCGCCGCCCCGGCCCGGCCGGTCTATGAGTGGTAGGCCAGTCACCCGCCCACTACAGCCCCGGACCGCAGAGACTAGCGTCGTGCAAGCCGGCGCCGGGGCACGGTGCGCATCATCCGATGCGCGCGTGCGATGACAACTCAATAGCGCGCTCCTGCCCCGCTTACGCGGGCCGCGGCCGGGATAGTCCCCCGCGTAGGACAGGACAGGCCGAGCATCTGTCGACTCCCGCATCCGCGGGCCCGATCTCCCGAGTTTGAACCACAAACTTAAAAGAGACGCAGAATACAGAATTAAGGCTTGAGATTCCCCAGACGGCGCGCTAGACTGGAGTCATCACAAAGGGGAGGAAGAGAGAAGCGGAACCCCACCGACCATCTCATCCTTACCCCGGGAATATTGAGAACTACATATGAACCCCTATGTAATAGACGGTTAAAAATAGGGGTTCGCGGCCGGTAGGCCAGACGTAGCCCGTGCTATAAGGTCATGAGGACGTCCCCCAGCGCCGACGATGTGTCACCCTAACGGGCGACTTCCGTTAGCCGGGACGAACCGAATTGATTTTAGGTGTGAGACTAACGGGCGTAAAACGAAGTATACGGCCGGGTAAACGGAAGCGGCCCGTTCAGAGCGGGCCCGGTCATCCGCATGATGACGAGACCATCCTGTCGAAAGGATACCCGGCGCCCATATCCCGCCCGTCCATTCCCCAACCCACGAAGGGAACCCGAAAATGAACCTCAAGACCTATTACCGCACTGCCGTGGCCGATCTGCGCCTGCGAATCGCCGATATCGCCCCGTCGCTCGCCGCTCGCGGCGGGATGATCTACACGCTCAGCGCCGACGGCGCCGACGCCGTGATCCGGCTCGGGACGCCGTCGCGTCCCGTCCTGGGATACCTGAGCGGCGCTAAGAATGACGCCGCCCTTTACCCCGCGGACGGCGACGACGCCATCCGCCTCACCGATGACGACGCCCCGTGGGCGATCGCCGCACTCGCGGCCCGGTATCTGGCACAGGAAGCCGGCGCGGGCCTGCGCACGTGCGGGACCGACCGACAGGGCGGCCGGGTCATCACGGCCCCGGTCGGGGCGGGCGGCGTCATCCTCGGGCTTGGGGATGACAGGCTGCGCACTGTGGCGCAGGTGCGGCGTCGGCTGCGCCGGGCCGCCGCCTGCGCCGCGGCGCGGACCATTGAGCACGCGATGGAACCGATCGTGCACGACGCCCACGTTGTGGTCCGCAACGGCACCGTGTACGGCGACTCGGGTGTCATCATCGCCGCGGTCGACTGGAAGGATGACGGGAGCGTCGTCACCCTCACCGGGCCCGACGGCGTCACCCACGTGATGCGTCCCGGGCGCACCGAGCCCGTCGACTGGCGGGACATGGATGAGATCGTGCGGCCCGTCCTGGCTCAGGTGAGCCACTGGCTCACCGAGCACGACTACTATCTCTGACCCTACCCCTGCTATCAGCCCGGCCCCGCCCTGGCGCGCCAGGGCGGGGCGGCCGCAGCGCGGTTCGATCCCGCGCCCGGGCGCGATGCGCGCAAAAAGTGCGCACGAACCGGAAGGAAGACTGAAAATGAACACCCACGCCCGTAAGATCAACCGCGCCCGCGCCAGCCGCGACGCGCTCCGAGCTGTCCTGCCCCGGGATATCGGTTGGGGCATTGTCGTCACTAACAGCGGCAATATCTTCCTGCGCGGCGTCTTGGCCGCGCGCTTCACTCGCGACGGGAAGCACATCGTCGGCGACCGGCACAGTGCGCCCATTGCCGTGACCGACGCCCGGGCCCTCACCCGGCTGTTCCGTGGGTTTCTCTTCCCCGCGGACTACACCGACCCGCTCACCGCGTGCGACGTGCACGAAGCCATGATGGCCGCCTACACGGCCGGGGACGATGACGCGGCCACTGCCGCCCTGCGCCGCCTCAAGGCCCTTGAGGCTCCCGTGGCCGCCTGAACCCACCTTTAACCCCGCGTGAGCGGGGATGCGCCTGAAAGATCGGCGCTCAACCAACCGAAGAGAGATGGAACCATCATGAACCGCCGCAGCATCATCCTGCCCGCCGTTGCCGCGGGGAGCATCGCGCTCCTGTCCGCCGTCGGGATCGCGTCCGCCCTCGCCCCGTCGCACACCACGGCCCCGTCCGCTGTCGTGACGACGACGCAGGAACCGGCCGGGGCCGCCACCGAGCACTTGGCCCCGAGATGCTTCGAGACGTCCACGGCCGGGGCGCAGGACTGCGCCTGGGTGCCCGTCGCGCAGTGTCTCACCGACGAGGACGGCGACGACGCCATCCCTTCTGACTATGACGGTTGCTTCTGGGACGCCGGTTCCCACGGGAACCGTCAGGGCGCCTCCTACGTGATCTGGCGCGGGGGACGGGGCTGACCCGCCCATCTAACCCACCAGCCCCGGGAGAGAGGATCGCCGCGGCTCACTGCCGCCCCGGGGCACGATGCCGTGAACCGCACGGCTCAGGAAGAGAGAGAGAGAACGATGGCCGAGACCATCTACTGCAACCTGACACCCCATGCCCTTAAGGTCCGCACGCTGGACGGGAGCACGATCACCATCGCCCCGGATGAGCGAGGCGCCGCCCGGGTTATCTATGACCGCCTGCCCCCGGAACAGGTCCGGGTCGACGGCCACGATATCTCTGTGGCCGTCGCCGGGAGCCCGCGGGAGATCATCGGCCTGCCTGATCCCGAGCCAGGCGTCGTGCTCATCGTCGCCAAGGCGGTGAGCGACGCGGCGCCGGCTTACCGTGGGGATCTCATGAGCCCGGGCAAGCTCATCCGCAATGAGGATGGAACGGTTATCGGCTGCGACGGGCTGACCCGCCGCGCCTGAAACCGAGCCGCGGCGGGACGAATTTCTGATACTCGCCCGCCCTAGCACCAACAGCTCAGGGGGAGGACCATTGCCCGCTCATCACGGGCCCGGGGCGCGAATGTCGTGCTGTCCGCATGACGAACTAGGAAGAGAGAAGGGAAACCATTGGGCGCAACACAAGACGAACTTATTGAGGACCTTAACCGGTTCATCCGGGCAACCGTGAAGTTCGGTCGCCGGGAGATCACCCCCTACGGCGACTGGCTTTACAACCTCAGCGATGAGGACTTCAAGACCGTGGGGGACCTTATTTTCCGCACCGCCCGGGGCGCCAAACGGACCGGGGATTGGGGCCCGCTCCCGGGGCTGGGCTATTGGTGCCGTGAGTTCCAAGCCGAGTACCGCACCGTACAGGATCAGCGTCGCCGTCGGCCCCGTCCGAAGGACGGCGGGCCAGTAGATAACCCGGAACACTATGAAGCGATTGACCGCTTCGCCAAGGACCAGACCATAACCGGGGACGATGCTGTGCGGGAGTATGTCGCCTGGCTTAAGGAACTCACCCCGGAGGACTTCAAGGTCGTCGGGAACATCATCTTCGGCGTCTCCAAGCAAGCCCGGAAGACCGGGGATTGGGGCCGACTGCCCCACCTGAGGTATTGCGATTGGTCTTTTCGGAAGACCTACCGGTTCATCCAATTGCGCCGCCCGCGCCGCTGACAGGCATACACCCAGAAAGGAAACCACAATGAAGGCCAAGACCGGGTTCGAGGCGTGACGGGAGCGCAATCTCCCGCTCCCGTCTCCGGACGAGTACCGGATCATGTGCGACGGAAGCCTGAAGGTGATCTGGGACCGTCTTGAGAAGGACTGGTACCGGGCCCATGTCGAATTCACGTGGGGCCCGGACGGGGCGCCGTTGGGAGGAGACGGGGATGAGGGGGCGATCGGCCAGCCCGACTACTGGTCGAACTCGTACGGGATCCCCGACGAGTACGCGCTCACCCACGTGCTCGCCGACTACGCCTGAAGGGAACCGAAAGGAAGAGACAATGAACGTGAACAACATGATTGCCGACCCGGACAACTGGGACGAGATCGCCCCACCCCTGGGAGATTACCCGCTGCGCCCGTACAATGTTCTCGCGGCCGACCCCTACTGTGCCCCGCCGGGCTTCTATGCGAATGACGAGGTTCTCGCGTTCCTGCCGGGCTGGGACGGGATTGACGGCGGGGACGCCGTCTACTGGTATGACCCTCCGTGGCCCACGGTGGCCCGGGTGCGCGAGGCCATCGCCTCGCGCCTGGTCTCCTCCTGGCTCGTCCAGGACCGGGACGACTTTACTTCGTTCCACCTCGGCGGGGAGCCCGGTTCTATCGTGACTCCGTGGGGCGTGATCCCCGCCGAAGTCATCTTCGCGCTACGCGGGAGCGGATGCGACGACGCGCCCTGGGAGAATCTGAACGCTATCTTGGGCGATGTCGACAAGGCCCTTGAAGCGGGCGCCCCGGCCGCGGACGGGTATGTCGGCTGGCGCCTGGGGAATGTCGTACCCGCGATCGTCCGCACCGATTTCGCACGAAACTCACTGGACGGCGCGCTCGTGGCCCGCTTCACGCCCCGGCGGGACGACCATGTCATCGTGTTCCTGTGGGCGGCGGATGGTAGAGCGCGCGGCGGAGTGCGGGAGGAGTACGAGGACGGTGCCGTCATCCCCGTGCCCACTGAGGTCGATCTGGCCCCGGCCCTGCGGGTCTACGCCGACGCCTGAAAAACCGAGCCGGGGCGGGACGAGATTTCCATACTCGCCCGCCCCGGTAGCTCCCGTCGTGAACGTCAAGGCCGCGAAGCGGGTTCGAGCCCCGCCGGGAGCACGACCAACTCAACCGATAAGAGAGGAAGTATCATCATGAACCTGACCACCTGGCTGCACGAGCAGGCCCGGCTTGTCCGGGACGCGCTGCTCGCGGGAAACCTGAACGAGGCGAGGAACGCCCTCCGGTTCATCTTCGAGGACGGGGGTGCTCCCGAGGGGATCCGACCGGATCTCATCATCCGCCTGGCGCTGTTCCCGCTGGACGACGATGAGATCACCGGTGTTCGGAGCGCATTCATCCGGCAGTCGGACAGGGTCTTCGTGCGTGAGGAGCGCACCTACCGTCTGGACCGGGAGATCCGGGCGTCCCTTTATGGCGCCCTGTACGCGGAACGCCACTGAAAGAGAGAGCAATGAACGAGAACGAGGCCAGGACCGGCTCCGACGCGCTCATCGAGCGGATCGTCGAGGCGCTGAACGTGGACACGAGCCCCGAGTGGAACCCGGCCCCGTCGTGGGCCGACCACGTGCTCACCTGGGAGGGCCTGCGACGCCTCGCCAACGACCTCCTGGGTCGCAAGCCGTACGACGGGAGGAACCCGCTGGCCGAACCCGTGACCCGGGACTTCCTGACGGCCGCCCTGAACGCAGAGGGCTTTGTCGTCCTGCCCCAGAACTGGACCGACGACGGGAACCGCCGATACGGTCCGCTGTGCCCCCGGCATGAGGCACGGCACAAGTACGAGGCGCGCAAGGTCGGGACCGTACCGGACCCGTCCTGGGTGGGAGCCGTCTGCGTCGACTGCCACCGCACCGTCGACGGCGCCACGGACAAGGTAACCATCTACGTGTGGTGAGAGCCCGCATTAGCCGGGACGGTCGAAGCGGGGGTTCGACTCCCCCGTCCGGCACGGGTTCGCGGAAGAGCTGCGAACCGGAGGAAGAGGAATGAGAAGAGAGCCTTGAGAACACTTCAGCAGATCATCGCCGGGATCACCAGGGACGCGCCCTCGGCACGAGTCATGGGAGGCGTCCGCTCCTATGCCCGTATCGAGATCCCCGGGTCCGGTGGAGCGCACGCGATCATCCACCTGGCCCCGGCCGGGGAGAACAGCATCGCCACGATGCACCATGACCACAATGACGACAACGGCGGCAGGATCACCTTCCAGCGCGGCAGCCGACGGGAGGACCAGATGATCGTCGCCCTCGCCAACTTCCTGGTCCTGCACGAGGCCGTCCGCGACCGGGAGGAGAAGGAGGAGAAGGAGGAGAAGTGATGGCGCTTGAGGAGATCACTTGGGACACGTTCGACGAGCGCACCCGGATCTGGATGCAGGTCCTGGCGAACATTCCGACGGAGGCGATCGTGCGCATGCTGCGCCTCGACCTGAACACCGGCGTCGTCACCCTGCGCGGTGTGGGCTGCGACCGGGTGCTCGGCGTCATCGGTGAGGACGCGGGGGAGGAGGTCTTCACCCCGCTCAAGGGCCGCCCCGTCAGGCCTATTCCCTACGAGACGGGATACGCCCGCAGCATCGCCCTGGCCGTGTACCACTCGGCCCTGAACGTCCTCGTCGGGGACCTGCCGCTGGTCTGGGACGACATGGACGGCCTGTGCTGGTCGACGGACAGCATGACGGAGAGCCTGGACGTGAACACCACGGACCTGCGCGAGTACCGGGATGCGGTCCGCCGGTTCGCGGCGTGGTGCTGGGTCGGCGACTTCGCCATGGACCTGGACGACGACCTCCCCCTCCAGGTGACCAAGGAGTCCACGCCGAACATGATCCGGTACCTCACCGGCGGGCACGGGAGTGTCGAGGTTGTCGTCGCCCCGGACGACGAGGGCCTGATCGACGTCAACATTCTGGACCCGCAGGGCCGGGGGCTGTACTTCCACCTGGCCTACGGCAGCCCCAACGTCCAGGAGGCCCACGACCGGGCCGTCCTGTTCCTGAACCACGTGATCGCGAGGAAGGAGAGCCATGTCGGCTGACGACAGGATCGAGATGAGCGAAGAGATGGCGGAGTTCTGGGCTGAGGTCAAGGACCTGCTGCCCAGGATGATCCGACGAGGAGACTTCGTGTCGGCCCTTCCGCTGGGCGGCCCGGATGAGGTCAACATCTTCACCGTGTGGTGGAACGGGAACGAGGAGTACATCGCCTCCCTGTACCGGGTGGCCCTGCCCCTGGGGGGCGGGAAGGAGAAGGAGGAGCCCCGCTTCAACCTCCTCGTCGACGAACCCGGCACCGGAGGACGCACCATGACGGGCGTCGCCCCGAGGCAGGTCGCCGACGTCATCGAGAAGGCCGCCGCCGACCAGGTCCGCAAGCACCTGCCCGGCGCGTGGAGCTCTGGAACCGTCTTCGAGTGGGACGGGGCCGTCGTGGCCTCATTCGAGGACCCCGTTAATCCCCGGCCCCGCAACTTCGGGGAGTTCGTCGAGTACGTTTGCGGACAGGCCAACGAAATCCTGGTTCGCAAAATCTCCCTGGACCTGTTCGACCATCTCCTGTTCGAGGGCGTCGTCTTCTCTGCGGCCGCCGGCGGTGGGCGGGTCCTCATCACAACACCCGGCGGGATGATCAAGGTGAAGGCACACGGAGGCGAGGCGAGTGTCGAGCTGAACGGCGAACACCCGCACGGCCCCATCCGAGTCACCCCCGGCGGGCACGGGATCACGTACTCATTCACCGCTATGAACGACCTGCTCTACGCTGCGAAGGAGAACCGATGAGCGCCGCATGGGACGACATCAAGTCGACGCTGCCCCCGGGCCTGGACGGGGCGCTGGCGTCCGAAGGACAGGAGAACAGGATCACCCCCGTGGGCTTCTCGGGGCTGGACTTCGAGGTCGTGCCCGAGTTCGACCTGATCGTGGAGCACGAGTCGGGCGAGGAGCGCGAGATCGGGGAAGACTGCACCGTCGGCTGGATCGTCGACAAGGTCCTGCGGGCGTGGCTGGAGAACGAGACCGGCTTCTACAACCACCTGGTCATCGACGCAGGGCGGGTCTTCTGGTTCAACCCCAACGTGAACCCCGAGGAGGCGACGTTCCTCGTCGACGTGTGGGAGGAGGGGTGCTGGCGCTCGGTGCAGACCCGGCTGGGCAGTGCTGTGCGGCTCATCGCCTATGAGAAGGCGAGACGGTGGGTGAGCAACGTGCTCAACTCCTGGGATCCGCGCAGTTGGCGGATCACCATCACGTCGACGGAGAAGCGCGACGATAGCACGGAGTTCCGGATCTGGGACAGGGAGTGCTACCTGCCGGTCAAGATCGTCACCGTCTACGCCTTCGGGCGCGTCGACGTCCGTCCCGCCCCCGACGGGAACCCCGACGCCGTCGAGTTCTGCCCCGGTGAGCGACCCACGGGCCTGTCGAGCGAGAGCGAGGACGTCATCAAGGCTCTGCTGAACCGGGTGAGGGAGAGTCTGGAAGCCAACAATAGGAGCGAGAAGTGAAGAACGACGATGTCGTAGCCGCTCTCGGGGCCTACATGCTCCTGGCCATGCGCGAAGTCGGGGAGTGGTTCGTGAAGGTCGAGTACCGGCGCAACGCGATCGTGCACCTTCACGCAGCCCCCAGCCAGGTGAGCATCTGCGCCTACGGCGACGTCGTCACCATCAAGAGCGACGACCCCCGCACGCCGGAAGAACTGGACGGCCTGCGCCCCGACGACATCGAGTTCGATGTTCACCCCGACGACTCGGGACGAGTGAGCCCCGGTGACCTGGAGGCCCTGAGAATGACCGCCAAGCGGGTGCGGTACCGCCACAACCCGTGAAGAGAAAGAGAGGAACACATGACCGACATGCACGAGGCCTGGAGGAAGGTGCAGCGCACCCTGCCCCACGCCCTGACCACACCCGAGTCCCTGTGGTTCCACCCGGACGGAACCATCTACCTCGACGACTACGCCCGGTACCGGGTTCTCGACACCGGGGACGGCTACCGGGTCGAGGACATCGGTGGCCGGGGGTTCGGCCTGTCCCTGACGGAGGAGTACCAGGAGGCGATCGCCGAGCACATCATCGCCGACGCCTTCGATCTGCTGAAGGACCAGTCGGGGCTCGACCCCGAGCAGGCCGACAAGTGCCTCGCCCCCGGGCCCCTGTACGGGGCGTACTCGCTGTGCTGGTTCGGGCCCGGCCCGGACGACTCCTGGGGACGCGTACTCGCCGACCTCGACAAGGCCCTGACCTTCGACCAGGCCGTCAAGGAGGCGCGACGGGGCCTGTCGGTGCTCGCCATCGGGCACGCCCTCGCCGACCTGCGCAAGACCCTTGAGAACTGGATCAAGGAGCAGGTTCGTCGGGGAACCGACGACCTGTGGCTCAACAGTCTGGGCTACGAGTCCGAGGCCACGCTCGACCTCGTCGAGGACGACAACGGGGCCACCCGGTTCATGCTCTACCTGACGGCCAACTCGGACGGAAGCGCCCGGGTCCGCCTCCTCGACGACGGGGCGATGAACTACCTGCACTTCCGCGTCGGGACCGCCCCCAACGGCCTGGGCGAGGGCTATGTCGATGTCGTCGACGCCGTCCGCACCGCACTGGACCGGCTCGGGGGGCGGTACTGATGGCCCGCATCCTGAACATGACGGGGCGGCCGCTTCGCATCATCGACCCCGCCGACCGGGAGTCCACCATCATGGTGCTTCCCTCCGACGGCAACTCGCCCACCGTCCGACACCGTGACGAGGGCATGACCTCGGTCCACGCCACCACGCCCGGCTGGCGGGGCGTCACGGTCATCCCCGTGTCGTGCAAGGGGCGGGCCACGCACGCCTTCCTCCCGCCCTACCGGGAGGACACGTTCCTGGTCGTGTCGAGGATGGCGCAGCAGACCGTAGAGGACCTGTTCCCCGAGCGCGACGACATCCTCACCCCCGGGCGCAACGTGCGCAGGGGAGGAGTCCACTACGGCTCTCTTGGTTTGACGGCCTCCGGGGCCACCGCCCGCAGGCTCCTGGAGCGCTGACGGGAGCCCCCGCCGTAATGAAGTTACTGCGCTTTATCGCGGAGGAATAAAGGGAGGTTCGAGTCCTCCCCGGGGGCCTGTTCACAGAACTGAAGAGAGAAAGGAATTGTCGTGAACATCAACACCAAGACCCGGGATGACTGGGACGAGTTGGCTGAGGCCCTGTCGAAGGCCCTGCCCGACGGCGTCGAAGCCCACTTCCCCGGCAAGGAAGAGGACGAGGACCACGACCTGAGACTCATCCCCGGCGAAGGTGGAGAGGCCCGCCTGGTCATCGACCTGGGCGACGCCGACACGGCCCACAGCGAGGAGACCATCCACCTTCAGTGGGGGCTCAACCAGAACGAGGACGAGTACGTCCCCGACCTTCAGTGGTGGACTCGGGACTGGTCCCGCTCCGGTGTCGGGGGTACCGATAGCCCGCAGGAGATGGACGAGGCCATGAACAACCTGGCCGGTGACATCATGGGGGCCGTACTCGACATGGTGCAGCACCTGGCCGGGGGCGAGCGCGAGGACGGGACGATCACCTATCGCACCCAGCGGCCCGTCGAGGTCGACGACGACCTGAGGGCGGTGCTCACCGACGCCTACGACAAGGGCGCCCTGGACGTACGTCAGTTCATCCGCGAGTTCATCGTGGACAACATCGCTTTCGTTCCCGAAAGGGGGTTCGCCGACGTGCGCCAGGACCCGACCTCGGACTGGATCTTCGTCAACGAGCGCAGCGGCCGGGCGCTGAGCCTGGATGTCGGCCTGCGCCACCCCGGCGACGGCGGCTCGCGCTGCATGGTCACCCGCATCTCGGCGAAGAACAGCGACACGTTCTTCATCAAGCGGGCGGCGGAGGCGATGATGAGCCCCG